CCGGGGCAACGGCCGGGCTGGTTCTGGAAGCCCTTCTCTGCGTAGAACTCCTGCTCGGAAGCGTAGAACACGAACTCGGCGCCGCACTCACGGCAGGTCAAGACTTTGTCTTCATACATGGGATGGTTCCTCCTCGATTAAAGTACCCTCACCCGACGACAACCCTGATTTGATCCAGACTTCCAGTCATCGGATAGACTCCACTGACTTGAGGAGGACTCTTAGGCTGATTCCTTGGCTGGGGCCTTGTAACGAAGTATAACACAGCAACGCTCAAAAAGCTAGCACTATTTTCGATTGTATAATAAAACGATTTGCGCAGGATTTTTCCATCCATTAATTCCCATCGAAAATTCAGTCAAATTTCTACAAATTACGGCAGGATTCGACAATGCTTTGCAGAATGATTATCTCTATGGAGATTGCTTATTGATTCGCATTTTCATAAGGGAAAGGATGGTTTGGAATCATGGATTATGTCGAGTTGGGCAAGCGCATTCGCGTGGAGCGCGTTGTGCGCAGATGGACCCAGGCCCGCCTTGCCAACGAAGTGAATCTCTCTGTTTCGTTTCTGGGGCACGTGGAGCGCGGTACCCGCAAGGCCAGCATGGAAACCGTGGTGAGCATCGCCAACGCGCTGCAGGTCTCCTTGGAGTCACTGCTGGCCGATTCCCTGGCCCCGGTGCCCCAAGTCACCCCTTACGACCCATTGAATCCGCGCCAGCGCAAAGCGCTGCGGCAAATCGTGCAGCTTTTGAGCGCCGATTTGGAGAACTGGGCGGAAGAAGAAGGGGAAAAAACCGAATAACGCAAGTGAAACAAAGCAATCCAGAAAACGCCTTCTGGATTGCTTTGTTATGCTCAATCTGAACCCGTCTATTGATAAAAGGATTTCTATCAGTAGATGGGCTTCATTATACAGAAAAGGCTAGGAAAGTCAACGGTTTTCAGGCTCAGCCTCTTTTCATTCCTCATCCAAAAATGTCACTAGAAGCAGTTGCGATGTCAAAGCATCCCAAAATGTGATCATCATTTTCACGGAGAAGGGAGTGTGCATTTGAGATGTATATTATCCCTCAACCTCCGTCCCGTCCTTGAACCGAAACACAAACTTGTCTTCCAATGTCACCGTCAACCGGTCGATAGCCGCCGCCCATAGCTTTTCGTCGAACTCGGTGAGAACCTGGGGGCTATCGGCGATACTGCGGAGAAACGTCTCCAGGATGCGTGCTCGGCTCCTTCTCTGGCGCTTAGCCGCCTCCAGCGCCGTGATACGCTCTGTGGCTGCACGATGGCGCTCCAGGTAGCCATTGCTCCGCACATTCCAATCCTGTTGGCCAGCGGCATTGCGGGCAATCTCGTGAATGGCCTTGCGTGAAAGATCAGTGACGACCTCTATCTCACGCTGAAGCTCAGCAAGCTCCGCGTCAATAGCCCTGCAATCGCAGAGTACAGCCTTCGCCGCCCGGCAGTTGGCGATAAGCTCCTCGCGATTGGCGGCTATGCTGTTCCAAGCGGCAAGAAAGCGTTGCTTGACATCGTTTTCGGCAACATGGGTTGTCCGGCACTTGTGGCCGCCCTTGTACTTACCGTTGCATTGCCAGACAGTCTTTCGGTATTGGGTATTGCTACTCCAGACTTTCGAACCATACCAGTCGGAGCAGTCACCGCAGACGATTTTCGCCGAGAAGGGGCTGCCACAGCCCGCTGGGCGCCCAAGCCCTTTTCGCCGCTCCAGTTCAGCCTGCACCGCGTCGAACTCATCTGGCTCAATGATGGCGGCGTGGCTGCCTTCCACGTAGAATTGCGGAACCTCTCCTTTGTTGATTCGAAGCTTCTTCGTGAGAAAATCCTCCGTGAACTTCTTCTGTAAAAGTGCGTCACCTTTGTACTTCTCGTTGCCCAAAATGGATCGAACCGTGGTGACCTGCCACTTTTCTTTTCCCGATGGTGATGGGATGCCCTGATTTTCGAGATAGCGAGCAATGGCGGACGGTGTCTTGCCCTCAATGAAAAGCCGATAGATCAACCGGACGATTGCGGCTTCGGCCTCCACGATCTTAGGCAAGCCGTCCTCCCCCTTCTCGTATCCGAGAAACTGCCCGTAGGGAAGGCTCACCTTACCGTCAGCCATCCGCTTCCGGTGGCCCCATGTCACGTTTTCGGATATACTTCGGGACTCCTCCTGCGCGAGGCTCGACATAATCGTGATCAGCAACTCGCCTTTGCTATCGAGCGTGTAGATGTTTTCTTTCTCAAAGAAAATCTCGACCCCCTTTTCCTTGAGCTTGCGTATGGTCGAGAGTGCGTCCACGGTATTGCGGGCGAAACGACTGACTGATTTTGTGACGATGATGTCCAGCTTACCGGCCATGGCGTCAGCAACCATGCGATTGAACCCATCACGCTTTTTGGTGCTGGTGGCAGTAATTCCTTCATCGGTGTACACCGCTATGAATTCCCAATCGGAGCGACTTTTTATGAGCTTGGTATAATAGTCAACCTGGGCATCATACGAAGTTTTCTGCTCATCGGAGCCCGTGCTGACCCTCGCGTAGCCACCGGCCCGCCGCTTTTTGAAGGGAGAAGAGACCTGCGCTGATAGGACAGGCGCGATCGCCGGGATCATCCTTACGTTAGCCATCAGTGCTCCCTCCCTTCGATGAAATCGTCCACTCGGTGCCATCTCTGAGAATAAAGGTGAGCGCCCCATCGGCGGGCACATGGATGGCGGCAACCTTCGCTTTGAAGGCCTCAGCATCGTATTCGGAAAGCCCAAGCACCTCGGCGCATTTCGTTCTGAGAATGTCTTCCGGTATACGTTTAGCCGGACATTCATCCTTGCCCTTGCGGATGTAGGTCGCGCAGGCCCAGGTCACCTTGGCATATTTCGTTCCGGCCTTGTTCGTGTTCCTTCGGAAGCTTGCGCCGCAACGGGAACAGCGTATGATACCACTGAACTCATTGACTGTGCGCGTGGATGGACGTTTCACCTTTGCCGCGCGCCGTGCCAACTCAGCCTGGGCAGCTTCAAATGTATCACGGCCGATGATGGCCTCGTGCGAGCCCTCGACATAATACTGGGGAAGCTCGCCTTTGTTCGGCCTTTGGCGCTTCGTGATGTGGTCGGCGATAAAACTCTTTTGCAGCCGCATGTCGCCAATGCATTTCTCGTTGGATAGGATGCCGCCTATGGCCCTTTCGTTCCATTGCCCGCCGGTTTTGGTGGGGATACCGAGCCGCGTCAGCTTCTTCACGATGGCAGACTGGCTCATGCCGCCAAGGTAGTCGGCGAAGATCATCCGCACCACCTCGGCCTCCTCGGAGACAACGGTCAGCTTGCCATCTTTGAAATCGTACCCAAAGATACGGATGTAGCCGCAGGGCTTGCCTTCCTGAAAATCCTTCCTGATCCGCCACTTGCAGTTTTCGCTTGCCGAATAGCTCTCCTCTTGGGCATAACTTGCCAGAATGGATAGCATCAGCTCGCCATCCGCGCTCAACGTATTGATGTTTTGCTCCTCGAACAATACGCCAATGCCAAGCGCTTTCAGTTCACGGACAGTTTCCAAGAGCGTTACCGTGTTCCTCGCGAACCGGCTTATGCTCTTGGTCAAGACGATGTCGATCCGCCCCGCGCGGCAGTCGGCGAGGAGCCGTTGAAACTCGGGGCGGTTGTCCTTGGTGCCAGTCAGTGCCTCGTCGGCGTAGACGCCAATGTACTCCCAATCCGGCCGACTTTGGATCAGGCTGCTGTAGTGGCTGACCTGGGCTGCGAGGGAATGAAGCATCCCGTCTGTGCCGCAGGAGACGCGGGCGTAAGCGGCCATCTTGACGCGAGTGGGGAGCGGCGTTGCCTTAGGGGTTATTTGTCGAATGATTCTGGTCACATAACGACCTCCTTTCGTGCTGTATGATCGCTCTAAAGCCGCGATATATCAAGCGATTTCGCGATATATACTGCACGAAGATAGGCCATATTTTATGGCGATCATTGTATCAATTCGAGTGAACTCTTCCTTAGAAATCAGGGCATCCACGAGCCATTTCGAGAACATAGCCACAGCCGCTTTATAATGCATAACCGCCGCCGTTTTCATCTTGTGGCCACCTCCACGGCCAGGATCGTCTTTGCCCTGGCATAACAGGTACGGGAGCAGTATTTGCGGTGGCTGTTGCCATAGCTGTCAAAGGCAGCCCCGCAGCAAGAGCAAGCGAAGCTGTATATTGCTTTGCGATCAAGGGCCTCGGGGTGCTCTTTCCACCACGTCAAACGGCATGCGTCGGAACAGAACCGCTTGTTTTTCCGGCTTGAGGTAGCTAGGCGCTTTCCGCAATGGTCACACACTCTGCCGGTATATTTGATGCTGACGCCGCTTCCGAGGCCGTATCTGCGACAGTGGGCTTGTATGGTGTTTTTGGATTTTCCGAGCGCGGCAGCGATCTGGGCGTAGCTGGCGCCTTCACCGCGAAGAGAGGCAATGCGTTCTTTTTGAAAGTGTGTCATGATGTTACCTCCGTAAATCAGATGGGTAGGCGACCACCTTGATGCGAGTGAGGTGCGCCGTTGCCGTATGATTGCTCTAAAGCCGCGATTTATCAAGCAATGTCGCGATATATACTGCACAAGGATATGCCGTATTTTGTGGCGATCATTGAATTGATTTCTGTGAACTCTTCCTTCGAAATCAAGCCCTCCGCGAGCCATTTCGCGAATACGGTAACAGCCGCCTTGTAGTGCATAACCGCTGCCGTTTTCAACATGCGCTTACCTCCGCGAAACAGGGCGGCGAAGCCTTCCCCGCCGCCCTTTGAATTTTCTGTCTTGGGCAAGGTTGCAGAGCCGCACAGATTTTGCAACCTTGCAACCTTTACGTTTGGACAGCGTTCGGGATTTTGAGCTTCTGCCCGGCGTAGATGGTATCCGATGTCAACGCGTTCAGTGTCATAATCTCAGTGTACCGAGCGCCCTTGCCCAGCTTATTTGCCGCGATGCGCCAAAGGGTATCGCCGCGAATGACTGTGTAAACCTCGTAGGCGGATGTTTCGGGAGTGGAGGGCACAGGCGGGGGTAGCGGAGGCATTGGCGTGCCTGTGTCCAAGCATCTTTTGACGGCAGCACGGAAGCTGTCCATGCTCTCACCGAACCTGACAAACCAGTGGCGGGGGTCGGCGTGGTTGCTGGCGATCCCGCGCCGATAGCCCTCATAGTGTCCAATGATGACGCCATCCCGCATGGGATCAAGCCCGAACATCGCGCAGAGGTAGGCGCACAGTTCCACCGCCTCGTTGAAAACGCTGCGGAAGTAGGCGGCATTGTTGAGCCCATCCTCGCAAATCTCAAACGAGATATGCGAATCGTTGGCAGTACCTTTTGGCCCGCTGCCGCTATGCCAGCCGCGATGATTCCAGGGCAGGGTTTGATAGGTGGCGATGGAGCCGTCCTCCAACTTGCCGATGAAAGCATGCACGCAGACTTGGCGCTCCCTCGGTTGGTTCCAATGGTTGTTGTGCAGGTTCTTGCCCAACAAGCCGTCATCCGGCCCTACATAGCGTTTCAGATGCGGATTATTCGCGCCCGTGGAATGCACAAAGATTCCACGGGGCACGATGGTTCTGCCCGCCTTGTAGCAGTCGTTGTTGGTGAATATCAGTTTGCGCAGGTTCACGGCGTTTCCCCTCCATCGGTTTTGTTGTGTAGCTGGGCCAGCACATCCTTCAGCTTTTCAGGTATAGGCAAGCCGATGGCTGCCGCGTTTTCCAACAGCGACACGCCTTCGTTCGATATGAAGAAGTAAATAATCGCGGTGCGGATAGCCGCGCCCGAGCCGATGAGCCGGGTGTCCAGGGTATGGCCGATTGCCACCATGATGAAGATCGCGATCTTTTTGAAGATGCCCCGCGTGCCGACCGCGCTGGAGAGCTTCTTGTCCAGGATCGCGCGCATCACGCCGGTGGCATAGTCAGCTACCGCGAATGCGATCAGCGCGTACAGAAAGCCGTCCATGCCGCCCAGGGCCCAGCCCAGCCAGCCGCCTACAGCGGCAAATGTGGTTTGAATCCATGCCCAGATCGTTTTCATTTTGGTGTCCACCTTTCTCTTTTTGCGCTAAAATGGGTATGGAAAAGCAGCTCCACCAAAGGCGAAGCCGCTCATTCCCGGTGAAGCTCTTTACAGGTCGAGGAGGATGTTTTGCAGCTGGAGCATGACCGCAGCTTTGGGCCTGCCGGGCGCGGGCGGAAGCCAGGTAGGTACAGAAACGCCGAGGGTAGAGTTGGGTACGTGACTGTTTATCAACTCAATCACCTGCTCTGTGGCTTCCCGAAGCTCCAGTATGTGGAATGTCCAGTGCATGATCGGTGTTCTTCCGGCGACGACCTCCTCCGCCCAGACCATCGCCGCCAGGCCGTAGTAGCTCCGCACTACGTTTACCGCCGTTCGCAGGGTCTGGATGTGCGCGGCCTTCACTGTGGTTTCGTTGGCGGTGATCTCCTCAAAGGGCGAAGACGCGACGGTAAAGCTCCGGCTGACTTCCGCGCCGGGCACACCGCCGTTTTGGGCGAAAGCTCGGACGGACACACTTTTGCTGCCCGGCGTGGTTTCAGGGTGACGGTAGATGACTCGGGCGTTTTCCGGAAGATAGCCGGACGGGGAAAACCGCGCCGCGTTGTTTGCGCTGTCCTCCCATGTGCCTGCGGCGGTCTGTACACAAACGGCCTGCATCTGGGTAGAAGCATCTCCGGTTCGGAGGAGGAACCGAGGCCGCGTGTTGTAGGTCGTTCTGCCAGCTTGGGGCGCGATGATCGCCGGCGGCAACGGCGGGCTGAGCTTTCGCACCGTGTTGCTGACGGTGTAAGCGGACATGCCGCCCAGCGCGTCTACCACACAAA